GACCGACGAGCGCGTGCGGTGGCCGCCGTCACCGTCATTGCCGCCGAGCGAGGCGCGGATCACGCGCGCACCGCCGCCGCCGTCGCGGTTTCCCACGAGCATCGCGAACTTGAGAAAGCCGTCGACGACGCCCTCGCTGGTCGCGCTTTTGATGACGTCCTTGCCCTTGCCGCCGCCCGATCCTTCGAGCGACTGATTTTCGGGCTTGAGGCCGAACAACATTTCCCACCATGTCAGCGGGCGGCCCGGCGATTTCGGCAGTCTGCGGCGCATCGCTTCGCCGCTTTGCTCGCCGTTCTTGCGAACGTCCTCCATCACTTTATTGAAGTCGCCGAGCGCGCCGCTCGCCGCCAGCGTGCCCTTTGCCATGAGGTCGAGTTGCGTCGCCAGCGTGTCGAGGTCTTTCGCGTCTTTTTGAATGATGGCGTCGACCGCGTTGCCGGATTTCCATAGCGCGTCGTTGTAGCGTTCCACGCGTTCGAGCGTGTCCTTGTCGGGCGGCGGGTTCGTCTTGCGATACTCTTGCAGTAGCTTTTCGCGCTGCGCGCCGGTCGCGGTGGCAAGCCCTTCCGGCCCGCCGACGATACCCAGGAATCGCCGCCGCTCGAACGGATCCTTGATGCGGTCGAGCTCTTTGATGATCAGCTCTAGAGCTTGCGCGTTGTCCTTTGCCCCGCGCAGTTGATTGGCGAAATTCGGCAAGCCGCTGCGCGCGAGCTCTTGGAAAATAGGACCGCCGCGCCGAACGTCGTGCATCGCGTCGGCGATCCCGCGCATCCCGGCGCGCATCTCGCCCGCCGTCACGCCAAAGCGGCGATAGACCGCCTCAAGCTCGCGCATCCGGTTGGCCGAGATCCCGGTTTCGTGACTCAAGCGTTGCAGCGTTTCGGTGTTGTCGGCGAACTTGTGCAACGCCGACGCCAGCGTGCCGACGGCGGCGGCGAGCGAGGTGAACCCGGCGAGCGAGCCCGAGAGCGCGGGGGTGAGCATCTTGAACGCGCCCGCGACGCCGTTCACGCTGTCGCGCATCCCGTCGAACGCTTTTTTGCCCTTGCTGCCGCTGTCGCTCGTCTTGTCGTCGATCTTGGCGAGCTCGCGCACCAAATTGTCGAGCGGCTTGGAAAACTTGTCGACGACCTCAAGGGTTATTTTTACGACTTCATCTTGCTCGGTCGCCATCGCGCGTTATCTCCGCATTTCCTCAACGACGTCGGTTGCCCGTTCCATGAGCCGCCAGAGCTCCGACATTTGCAGGTCGAGGAATTGCGTCGGGCTGCATTGGAACGTGACCGCGAGCCGACAACAGTCGCCGACGAGATCGACCTCTACGCCTTGCCGGGCCACGGCATAAAAAAAGGGGTGATGCCCCACGCGCAGGTAATCCAGTCGCGGGGCGCGAGCGCGAGGATCGACGACGGCGGCACGTTGCCGAGCAACGAGAGCATGGCGTTCATGCGCCGCTCGTCGTGCACGACTTTCGGCGGATCCGAGATCGGATCGAAGATCACCGGGTTGCCGACGTTCAACAGGTCGCGCCCGGTCGGTTCGCGGAACACGAGCTTGGTGATCTGCTGGCCGTGCGCCTCGATAGGTTTCGAGAGCTCGATGCTGTAGCCGGGGATCGGCGGCGGCGGTTCCTCGGGCAGCGGCGGCGCGCTGGCGGCGCGCGCATTGAGATCGGTCACGCTCATGCGTTGCCTTTCTAGGCGGCGGCGGCGACGAGCTCGTCGCAGCTCATGCCCTCAAACCGCACATGGAATTGACCGTCGCGCGTGTTGACGGTCGAGCGTTCGGCGCGCCACGCGTTGCGCAAGACGAACACGCTGCCGTTCGCCATTTCGACGGTGATCGTCGAATCGGTCACGGCGTCGATGGCCTCGACCGACGTCCCCTCAAGCGTCGAGACGTCGCCCGCGACGTAGGGCACGACCGGCAATTCGGAATAGCCGTGCACCGCGTCTTGCCCGGCGATGCCGGTGCGCTCGAAACGTGACGGCATGACCTCAAGATTGCCGCGTACGGCGAGTTGCCGCCCGTCGACGCTCCAATAGGCAACGCCCGCAAATCTGTTCGACATGGTTTGACTCCGTTAGTTAGGCGGCACAATCAGGCGGCCAGCGCGAGTGGGTACTGCAAGCGGAATTGCGCGAGCACGGCGAACATCCTGAGCTGATTGATGACGTCGGGCGGGTAGAGGACGTTGACGCGGTTCGGATCGGTGTCGTCGCGCTCGACGATAAGATTCGCCTTGAACGCGTCGCCGTTCTCGACGAGGCCGTCGTATTCGTTCTGCCGGTACTCGGCGACGAGCTCGGCGCGGATAATGTTCGGCGTGACGATGGCTTGCCCGGGGCCGAACCGCGTGCCGTTGTCGGCGAGTTTCGAGCGCGGGTATTTGTTGGTGATGTTCTGCCGCATACGCCGGAACAGCTCGGCCAGCGTCGCCAGCGTCGTCATCAGCTCGTAGGCGTTGTCGGCTTGGCCGAGCGTGTTCTTTTGATAGGTCGTTTGCTCGCGGCCGATGGCGACGAGCTCGGCGGCGTTGACCATCTGCACGGCGAGGCCGACGCCCGCGAGCCCGTTGAGTTGCGTTTTGTTAAAGCGCAAATGTTTCGGGGCCGGTGTGATGCCGTCGAACGTCAGGGTCTGCAATGGCCGCGCCGGGTCGATGGACAACGCCCCCGCCGCGCGCGCGGTATAAGCGCCGATCCACTCGTACAGCGGCGACGGCGAATCCGGCTCGACCGCCATGAGCGAGACGACGCCGCTGTTGTTGGTCGGGCCGTAGGTGAACAGGTTGGCGTAGGTGTCGCGCTTGGCCGAGATCACATGGCCGTAGATCTCGCGCAGCCAGCCCCACCGGCCGGAATCGGAGAATCCATATTCGGTTTCCCACGCCAGCAACGAACCGCTGTCGTTGAAGCCGAGGCCGACGTATTCGTACGGCTCGTCGCCGAGGTTGGCGATGGCCGTCGTCCATACCGGCACGCCGACGCCGCTCGCCAGCACGCCGCCGACAGGCAGCGTGAGCGCCAGCCCGGCCGGGAGCATTTCGCCGCCGTTCGGCCCGAGCACGTTGATCGCGACGTTGATATCGTTGGCGCTGATGCCCTTCCATTTCGAGGTGAGCGTCGCCGTTCCAGCCGCCGCCGTCGCCGTGACCGGCAGACTTGGCATCGCCGCTATTGCTGCGACGATGTTTGTTGCGGTCAGCGTCGGCGTATCGCCAGCAGCGACGGGCACCGACACCTTTTGCCCGGCGACATAGAGCGCGAGCTCGCCCGCTTGCGTCGCCCCGGCGGTGATAACGACGTCGCCATGTGCCACAACGCCAGCGGCCGCCTCGGCCATCGGCAGCAAGAGGACCGGCGTCGACTTGTTGAGCGCGAAAAACTGCGCGTACATGCGCGCGAGCGGCGAGCCCGCCCCGGCGAGATTGTTCGCGTCGGACACCGAGCCGCACGCTATCGGCACGTCGGGCGGCGCGATGCCGCTGGCGAGCTTGTAGTCGACGAGCAACGCGTATTTTTGCGACGTCGGCGTGCCCGCTTGCGAGGGGTCGACCTCGATGTAAACGAGCGGCAGTTTCCAGCCCTGCGGGATGGAATTAAACGAGATAGGCATGATCGACTCCCTGTTACGAGAAAAGAAAAAGGGCCCTTAGCGGGGCCCTCGGGGTTTTGTTTTTTGCTCGTTGCCGGGATCTGGCGGCGAGCGTTGCGGGTCGCCGCTTCCCTCGGGCGGCACCTCAACAATGTCGCCGTCGCGGATCAGCCGGAACGTGTATTGATCGGCGGTCCACATAGAGCCCTCGGGCCGGATCGCGCCGTCAATCGGATGCGGCGGCACGCTTTCGCGGTTTGGCATTACTTTGATTTTTGCCATTGCTTCCTCGCTTGGTGTTGATCTCGCCGGTCTGCATGTTCCACTCCATCGCGACGATGGGCGCGTCGGGGTTCTGGATCGGACGCGCGTCGACGTGCAGCACGTTGAAGTCGTCGACAATGGTCGGCTTGAATATCGCGGTGCCGAGATCGGCGGTCATGTCGAACTGCAATTCGAGGACCGGCGTCTCGTTGTCGAGCGCGACCGAGCCGTACACGTTCATGCGCTCGCCGCGCGTGATCCCCTGCAACAATTTGCGATTGAATCCGGTGAGCGTCGTGTCGCACAACAGGCCGTTGGTGATGGCGTCGAACGCCTCATCGAGCGTCGCCTCGCCGTCCTCGTTCTCGTTATCGACGATCATCACCGAAAAGCCGTAGCGCGCACTATCGCGCAAGCGGATATCGCCCGCGTTCGGGTCGCCTTCCGGCAGCAACAGCTCGTTGATCACATACACGCCGACGTGCGGCAGATCCTGCGTCTGCACGCGCAGCATCTTGTTTTTCGAGAACGTGAACCCGGCAAAGAACGGCATGGCGACAACGCGGGTATAGATCGCGTCGCGCACGACGTAGGCCGGGGTTTGCGTCATGGCTGAGTCATGGCCGCTTGATCACGCGCAGCGCCGGTTTCGCTGCCATGAGCTTGCGCAGCGTCAGCGTGGTTTCGCCGCCGCCGTTGCGCACGCTGTCGATCACCTCCCAATTGCCCGCGTCGGGCAGCCCGCCGTCGGCCGGGATCGCGACTTGATCGCCTTGGATCGGCAGCACCGCGAGCTCGACGTCGCGCACGTCGAGGATGGTGCGTTGCTCGGAGAGGATCGAGCCGTCGAGCGCCACGACGTCAATCGGCACGGTGTCGAAGATGCCGCGCGACGCGTAGCTCGGCTGCCCGGCTTGGCTGGCGACCGGCGTAATCGTGATCGCGCGCGCGAACATATCGAAATTCGGCAGATACACGAGATCGGAAAAGTTGACCGGCATTTATTTCGTCCTGATCCGCACCGCGCGGTAGCCGCTCGGCGCGACCACGCGCTGCCCCTTTTTGCGCAGACGCTTGATCGTTGCGCCGCGCTGCGGTGTTTTTTGGCCTTTGTGCTTGAGCGTCTTGTGCAGCCATACTTTCATGTAGCCGCGCGCTTTTTTCATTGTCGGCTGCAACAGGTAGCCCGGATCGGTCGCGCGCAGCGAGCGGATCTGGCAGCGGCATTTCGGATGATGCGGCAGCAATTTTTTCGCGTCGCCGTAGCGATACGGATTGTGCTGCGCCATGTCGATGCAGAACTTGCAGACCGCGCCGTCCTCGGCCGTCACGATCTTGACGAGATCGTTGTCGCTGTAGCGTTTTTTCCACGCGTAGCGCACGTTCTTGAACACGACGACCTCGGTCGGATGGACTCCGGTGATATCCTTTTGCAACGCCTCGGTGATGAATTGCTTGATCTGGCGCGGCCCGGGATCCATCGTCACTTGCAGCATGTGTGTTCAAGCCTCGTAGCGCGTGAAATGCGTCAACAGGTCGTGCGTCGCGCGCTGCGCGGGCGTGCCGCCGGTCGTGCCGCCAACCGCGCGCGCCAGCAAATTCGGATCGAAATAAATGATGCGGCTTTCTTTGTGGCCGAGCATTCGCACGCTGGCGTCGCCGCGCACGGTTGCGTAATACGCCTCGCGCATGAGCATCACGGCGGCTTGCTTGAGCGCGGGCGGGGCCTCGTCGGGCAGATTATAGCCGCCCGAGTATTCGATGATGGTTTGCTCGGCGAACGTGCCGCTCGGCATTGTCAGCTTGCCCCACAACGAGTCGAGCAACAGCCCGTTCGGATAGGCGAGCGTCGCGCTGCCGCTGGTGATCGACGTGATCCCGGTATCGTCTTGCGGCACCGGAAAGCGCGCGAGGTAGAGACGGTTCGCGTCGTC